CCGTCGAATTTGAACTCCATCTCTGATGGAACCGCTACTACTCTGCTTATTGGTGGTGCTTCTTCTATAAAGTCTGTGTCCAGTACCGGTCTTGTGGCGAAGTCTTGGCTTAAGTGCCATACGTCTAATGATGATGAGTGGTCTGGTCTCATGGCACCCGTTATTACTGATTTTTTGTGTCTCATTTCGGCCCAACGTTCTTGATAGCCGAAAACATCGTCATCGTCACCTGATCCATCTACCCATATTTCCCGTGATAGTACCTCTTGTTCGCCCAAATGGGCTGTCTGGGGAAAATAGAAATCGTATCTTGTCTGTCTGTTGTGCTGTCTGTCGATGCCTTGTGAATATGTGAGGCTTGCTCTTGCTGATACGAATCCATATACGTATCCGAACTCTGTGAATGATTTATTGAATCCGACTCCTTTTGTGTGTCCGAATGCTACCGCTGTAAGGTCTCCCTGTACGTTTGTGGCGTCTTCTGATGTATTTGCTATTGGCTGTACATATATCGGAGTTGTGCCGCCTCCGATGTACTCTGGGCGTTGTAATACGTTGTGTAATGGGGTCGTGATTCCATAGAATCCTCTGATTATTTCTGGATAGCGGGTTCCGCTTCTTGCTGATACTTCGAGGATTCTTTGAAGTTGAAATGCTTCTCTAATGTCATTTATGTTTGCTGCTGTTGCTGATGATAAGTCGGCTCTAATGTTTGGATACCCTGCATTATTTGGGTCTTCCTCTACTCTTATTGAGTGATTGACGCCGGCTGTGCCTGTGTTTTTGAAGTCTGCGTAGTTAACACTCGCTGTTCCGTCTGTTTCATAGGTTGCTATTGGGCCTCCTGCCCATACTTGATCTGCTGATCCTATTCCACTAACAGGAGCAGAATCGCCCAAAGGTAATTGAATAGCTGTTCCTTTTTGGGGCCAGGGGAGGCAGCCGGTGAAATAATCGAAACGTTTATTTCTTTTTAATAACACATAATCTGCCTCAGTGTCTGGCCCATCGTCAACATCAACGACTACGCTGTCTTGTAAATTCTGGTCTCTGTAAAAATTGTTCCATATGAGATTATAACCTCTGCCCATATAGTTATTTACTGTTAATGTTGCTATTCCTGGTGGTACTCCGAAGTAGTCGAATAGTTCATCTTCGTCGAAGTTTGCTGTTATTGTTGGACATGTGAAGTCTATTGAATCTGCTGGGTTCTCTTTTTCGCCCATTAATTTTACCCAGTTTGTCTGTAATAGCCTTGTTGGGACAAAAAAGAAATGATAGTCGAGGTATATATCGTCCAGAAATGGTGTTAGTGGTGTAGCAAGTCTGCATATTGCTGATAGTTTGCAATTGAATGTATCCCCGGGAACGACTTCATCGAATAGGATTGGAATTATTGTTGCAGAATCAAAAGCTGTTTTGACCCTGTGTGAACGATTGAATGTTGACCTTTGAATATCAGCATGTGGTACTTTTGAGAAATCATGCTGTTTTACCGATTTCATCCTTGGATTTGGTATCTGTGTCATTTTTTTCTTCCTTATATTGTATATTGCGTCAGTTGTACAGTTGAGAACAAGTATATCAACTGTACTATTCCGGATCGGCCGGATCCGTTTTTGGGTCTGCCGGCACTCGAATTGGCTGTTTAGGCAAATTGGGTGCTTTACGTAGTTTTAATGTTATGGCTTCCGCATCATTTGTTGGGTCGTTTAAGAACCCTATAAGTTGTGCAGGGTCGTTATTGAATCTATTTCTTATGTTTGATGGTAGATTGAGAAATTGTTCCTTTGCTTGGACTACCTTATTGCACATCGTTTGATAGTCTTCAGCGTTTGAAAAGTCTCCATATTGTGCCTGTGCTTGTCTGTCCATATTTGGTAACATTCCTGTCATCTGGGCCTTGGCCATTATTGTATTGATATTGCATCGATCGCGCTGTGTTTGGTCTGTTCTTCCGCCTCTTGAGCAGTCTATTTGTACGCGCAACCTTCCGTTTGCTCTTTCCGTATGGGTTTCGTTTTTTCTCTTATTCTTCATCTTCTTTTTTCCTTTCATATAATATGTTCGTTATGAAATTCAAGACTCTTAAGATTATGCTCCAGATAAATTTATCCTTTTTGCTCGGCATTTTTTTTAGCCTCCTGATAATTTTTTGACGTCTTGACTTCTTTGATTCCTTGTTGCACGTCTTGTATAGGAAATGGATTCTGCTGATTAAACAACGTTTGTTGTCTGTTGACATCTCGCTCCTTTATAACCTCGCCTCCGTTCCATTTGAAACATGGTGTACCAATGTGTGTAAACTCCGCTCGATCGTCGCAGTATGTGCCTACGAAATAAATTTCGTAGTCTGTCGGGAATCTATTATACATGCTTTTTACGTTTTCAAATATTATTTGAAATTGTCTTTGTGCTGTTTGCTCATTTATGCAGTATCTTGGTGGCTCATATACTCTTCCTTTTTTATCGTAAATTGAATACATTTCTAAAATCATTTTACAGGTTCCTTTCTAATTGTGAATATTGTGCTTTTTTGATTTTCTCTCTTACTGTCAGTTTTTCGTAGGTGTATTCTTCCGGATTTTCGAGTTTGTGTTTCCTCCTTTCTCTTTGAATTTTCTCGTATTTGACCGGAAAGGTTTCTTCAAACTGTTTATTGTAGTATTTTGGCATTTTGATTTGACGGCCTTTGTCAATAATGCAATCTCGTGAAAATATTTCTTCTTTGAATTTTTCATACCACTGTTTGCCTATTCCGGGTCTTCTTGACATCGTTATATATTCTGGATTTACTTTGTGTAATTTTCCTGTTTCAGGGTCTCTTGTTTTATAGTGTTCTTCTGCTTTTTTTCCTGTGATTTTTTTACAGCAATATCTGGCAACGTATGCGGCACTTTCAAATGTGACGTCACCAATCGCATGAAATCCTTGTTTCCACAGTTTCGCAAGAATTTCCGAACTATAGAGGTTATATCCTTCTGCTTCTGATTGTAATACTCTGTCTGGGAAATTGAAATTGAATATACATACGTGGTGGTGCGGCCTACCAATTCCTTTGACATATTTAGGACAACGACAGTATTTTTTGGCCATTCCGCAATTTCTGCATGATTCTCCGTACTCTCCACAATGAAAGAATCGTATTGGTCTTGTTGTTTTTCCTTTATAAGTAACATATCGTTCTCCGTGAAACTGCCTTCTTATCTCTTTCATAAAGTTTTGAAAGTCTTTTTTTCTCAGATTGCCATTCTCTGGTATATTATCTTCGTTATATGTTAAGGTCAAATAGCAATTGTTTATTGTTCCGTAGGTTTCTGCTTCGTTTGTACATCTTATGGCCCATTCTCGGCTCTTATCTATTTTACATCCGATACACTGTCCGCATGGTAGCTCTTCTAGTGTTACTGGGCCTTTAATCTGTTTTCTGTCGAATACTATTAGCTTTTTACCTGTTTTTGTATATTTTGTTATGTGGATGTATGCTCTTAGTGGGTGGTAACATGGCATATGTTCCCCTTTTTTATGTGAGCCTATTTCCTCTTAGCTCACTTTTAATATTGTTTTTTCTTTTTTCGGCTTTTTGATTACCGAAAAAAGGCTCACGAATATCGTGATGTTTTTTCGGTCGTAGGTAACTGACTACTCCCATAGTTTTTTTTGTTTTTGTTATTATTGTTTTACTTGTAAGTTACGACTCTTTCCATCTTGACCGTAACTTTTTTTTTCTCTGTGTCGAAAAAGACCCTCCCCCTTTCTTGCGAGGGAGGGCCTGTTTTCTGGTTATTTTATAGTCGCATACCTCCACGTGTTGGTGGTGGTGATATGTTCTTTTTGTGGATTCGTGTACCTCTTCTAAAGTTATTTGCTGATTTTCTTCTTGTTAGTGCTCTTCTTTTTCTCATGATTTCTCCTTTAGTCTGATGAAAGTAATGGAAGTTTTTGTCCTTTGTCTTTTCCTTTGAAGTGGACTTTTGGTGTGTTCTTTGCTCCTGTGGTGTTACCCCACATTTTTCCTAGTAGCATTCCTGCTATTCCGAGCCAGCCGGGTGCTCCTGCTGCTCCTGCTAGTCTGCCGCCTATGACCATGTCCATTGCTTGTGGATTATCCTCTAGGTATTTTAGTATTTTTGCGTCGAGCTCTCCTTTCGTTTTATTCTGTTTTGCTATTTCTGTTATGTTTCTAACATTGGCATTTGCCATTTTTAGCGCCGTTGCACTGTTTGCTCCTTGAGACATTGCCATCCCGAAATCTGGTATGCTGGCCATCCCTCCAGGTGGTGTAGATGCTCCTTGACCTCCAGTTGCTGTTAATATCGGGTTTAGTCCTGCTGCTCTAAGGTCTACCATTTCTCGTTGATGAGCTGTATCGCTCATTTGTTGTTGGAAGGCTCTATTTCTAGCTGCCTCCTTTTGACTTTTTTTGGCAGACTCTTTACTGCCAAATAGTCCCATTGCTCCGCCTATTATTCCACCGGCTGAACCGCTGAATGCATCTGATAGCCATCCCATTTTTTGCTCCTTTCTACAGGTGGTCGATTAACCCAGGTACACTAAACGTTGGTAACGGTCTTGTACACATATAGGTGAAGAATCCGTCGAATTTGAACTCCATCTCTGATGGAACCGCTACTACTCTGCTTATTGGTGGTGCTTCTTCTATAAAGTCTGTGTCCAGTACCGGTCTTGTGGCGAAG